AGAGATTAGTACCTCGTTTGTTTAGTATATCAATATCAGCACGGTTAAAAGAAAACCCTACCACGTCTCCATCAAACACCCCGCGTGACCAAGAGGCCTGAAGCTTCTCTCGTCCTGACCAGTAGTATCTGTATACATAAATAGCTTCACTGTCATTAGTCGTCTGTAAGAGCAGCATATCCTCGTTAGAGGACGCTTGAATAGCCTTGACTTCACCATTAAGATACTCAGGGACGTGCGCTGTAATTTCACTAGCGTCATTGACATCTGTGTCAGTATCAACAAAGTACTCCCAGCATCCTGACCATGCACCACGCCTAGAGGCAAAGTATACATACTTACCAGCCTGTGCTGGTTTTGCTCTTAGGGATGCCTCAAACTCTGTGGTGTTAGACACGTTAATAGTCTCAGGAGTTAGGAGGGGTTCTGCTGTAACCTTAAACTGTGTAAGGTCTGAGAAGAGCAGTAGGCTCTCGTTGAATGGTACAGCGTGTTTGAGGATACTAACCTTGTTAGAGGACACAGCCACGTCAATGGGGTCACTGTCTACAATGGTTAGTGTTGTCTTACGAAAGAAGTCAAACTCAAGAAACTCACCAGCACGAGCAAAGATAACATTCTCGTCTGCTAGTAGTCCTAGCCTGTTACGATGGAAGAAGATGTCAGACAGCGTATAACCTACAAAGGAAGGATAACTATTAGTGTTGTCATCACCTACATCTCTTTGAGCATACACTGCCTCATCAAAGGTAAAAGAACCATCAGGGTTCTTAATCAGTTTGTGAGGCATAGTAGAAGCATCAAGGTCTAACAAGATGTTAGGTTCTACTGTTTCTTTCCAAACACCACCAGTATACTTTACATAGTAGTCATCCTGTGCCTTTTCGTTATCACCAATAATCTTAATGATAAAGTCTTCAGCAGCTTCAATAGGAAGCTTCTTGAAGTCTAGTGTTTCGTTCTTGAACACAAGCAGATGGTCTCCACCATGGGAGTCACCTACCTCTACTTGAAGGTCTGTAGTATCTGTAGACTGAATATGTAACACTGAGCCATAGCGAGTAATTGTAATACCAGTAACAGCAGAGCCATCAGTAATATCATCATAGTATGTTGTACTAACAGAAGTACCTGAGAAGGTATCTAGATTAGTAGCAATCAAGTCAGTAGAAGCACCACGTTCAGCATCCTGCGTAAGCGTTGTACTACTCTGTGTACTAGACTTTGTAGCAAATTCAACTGTGCTAGAGCTACCACCCTTGGTAATAACTAAGCGATAGGTAGAAGAGTAGTCAGCCTGTTTGACATAGACTAGTGCTTCTGGATTACGAGCAGCAGAAGTTGTTGTACCTTTAGCTACTTCCGTGTTCTTATTAATAAGGAATGTAGCATCTGCAATAGAGACTGCTGCTATTTCTTTACTGGGTTCTGTGAGACCAGAGAAATAAGTTGCGGCATTATTGGTAACAGTTTTGGCTGTACCTTCCTTGTCGTAGACTCTGAGAGTACCAGCAGTATCAATAATAAGAGTATAATACTCGTTCTCATCCCTGCGAATTGTGTGTATAAAAGCTTTATCAGTATTAGAGATTACCCCCAAATCGGCAAGGTGTTCAGTACTTGGGCGTTTTGATAGCCCTGTAACAACGCTAGATAGTGCATTTTCTTGTAGCTCTGCTTGTGTGTTAAGACGTAATGATGGTGGCTGTTGTGACACACCATTAATAAGATTGGGGATTGACTGACTGATAAGTGCCATTACACTGTTCTCCGTCCTTGTCTGTCTATAATACTAAAGACATCATAGTTATCAAAGATATTAGCATCATCAGTAGCTTTGTCAAACTGCTTTAATTCAAAGTAAGCACGTTCTTCATCTTCCCTTTGGAAGTCGTGTAGAGTACCTGACCCTACAACCCTGTCCTGAAACACACGAGTACTCTTTAGAGTGATGTATCTCTTAGCTACTTCTGGTAAGTCTTCAAAGTTTAATTCTACTACTACATCAAGATTAGTACTAGCACCAATGACAAACGTATGGTTCTTTCTGTCGTACATCTTAGTGCCACGCTGTACTAGGTCTTTACCATTAGCCTCTAGCGTAGCATCAGCACGAAGAACATCAGAACCTATAACAATGTGTCCCTCACCATCCTGTGCATATGACTTGTTGTATTCTGTATTGAAATGCCAGCCTTGAGACTGCACCTCACGATTAGTTGTATTAAGTATTGTTTCTGCGATTTCAGCTTCAACCAAACCAGAAGAAAGGCTGTTGACTGGTGCTTCACCAATAGCAGAAAGCATTGTATTAACTGCATCTAGTTTTGTTGTAGCTGCCATGTTATCACCATTTTACCTTATCAGCCCAGTAAGCCGCACTCGTCTTACCCTTGGCTATATTCTTTGCATGACGTGCTTTGAAGGACTTACGTCTTGCCTTCTCTGAAGCAGTAGTTGGATTCTTACCAGCACCACTCACACCCTTCTGACCAAAGCGTATAATCTTTAACTTATCATTCTTTTTGACCAACACCGCATGAGATTTCTTAGGGTGCTTTGGTGTTCGCTTTGGTTTGTTTACACCTGAAAAGGTTTCTCCTGCGTGTTTAATAGCCATGTTACTTCTTCTTCATATACTTGTTTTTGACAGGCATACCTGTTTTCTTGGCTTCTTTCTTAGCTTTAGCCATACCTTCTTTGGTATACTTGTAATGTTTGTTTCCTACTTGTGGCATAATTACTTCCTATACTTTGCTGTCTTCTTAGCAATCTTTAGAGGTTGACGTACAAACTGCTTACCCTTGCGTGTACCTTCACGCTTTGCTTGAGTAGTAGCAGCATACTCAGCAGATGACAAAGACTTTATGGCAGCCTCTGGTAGATAACGCTCACCTGTTTTACCAGATGGCTTACCAGACTTAGTACGCCATTTCTGCT